TTCTCAACGTTCAGCAAAGAAGAAAGAAGGCCACCAAATTTGCCATCTGAAAATTCAGTCGCTAAAAGTTGCTCCTCTTTGTCCAAAATAAAGAACCGTTTGCCACTTCCGTTGTGCGTGAACATCGCTTTGTGCGTGCAAAGAGCCTTTGCCAAGTGAAACCGAAACGCATATTTGCCAGCGTCAGCAACCAAATCTGACAGCGTAGTAGCGTCATAGGTTGCTTCGGTAGATGCGTTTTCGCCCCCCGTAAAACGGGGCCACAGGTACACGCGCGTAGCCTTGCCCGCCCGAATCGCGTTTTGAAAGGCCGTCTTCATTTGCGAAGGGTCAGCCGCTTGCGCTGCTGTAAGCCTAAAATCAGCATTGGTCTCAATAAGCTGTACAGGCTGCTGGGGTAGCTTATTGCATTTAGTTACCCCTATGTTTTTGACGTTGTTAACGTCACATGATAAATCTGCCATTGTTTAACAAGTTTTAATTCGTGAGTTGATTTTTAAATTGATAAGTTCTATTGCATCAATAGGGTCGTCAAAGATTAGTTTAGAGTTACGAAACCCTGAAGTAGTGCCCCAAAAATACCTATCTACTTTTGTGTGTTTTGGATATTCTCCATCCCACATAAAATGCTTGGATAAAGTCAAAGCCTGAAAGAATAAATCGTACAATGGAAATAATACCGGCTTGAATACTTGCTCTAACCTTTCAGGTGCGCGGTATCCTGCATCGGTATAGGAACATATTGCTATGTTCAAATTCCATTTTACAACATTTTCTTCAACTTCTCCCGGGTTATCTAAGCGTAGGATAATCAAAGGGTACTTCCTTTCTCTGTTAACCGGGTCGCCTTCCATGTTTTTTAGGATGTCGCTGATCTCTGCTATATGACCGTAACGATAGTATGGGGTGTCTACGTTTGCCAAGGTTCGCATTTTAGCCACCACATCACCGATCATATCTTCAATAATCGGCATCATAAATTGATGGTATTTACGTAGCCCGGAAAACAGAACTTCTCTGAAAGGTAGTGCCTAAAATCGCTGTACCCTTTGGTGTTTACATCTGAATCAAATAACGTGCTTTTGTAATACAGATACCCGTAAAGGCAATCCTCGTAGTAATCATCCCAAAAGTAAACGTCTGCCTGATGGTAGAAACGATAGTAGCCTGAGCCTCCCACATAATCGGAAAACCTATTATACCCAAACATAATCCTTTGATTGGGATTAGCTGGTTCTGAGTTTTCGGATACGTGCTTTACGAGTCCGGTAGCTGTTATCGAAGTGGCGTAGTCACGCAAGTATATTGCATGAATGTAAGGCTTTAGTGCCTCCTTCATTCCTACCCATACGTTTTCTTTTGTGTGATTGGTGTATACGTCTCCAGTTTTCAAGCGCAGCCATTTGTTTACGGGCTGCAATACCCATTGTCCGCTTTCTCCGGGAATGTTACCACTTCCTGAGCTTGCGGCCTCGTAGATATTAAACCCATAAACTACCTGATCACCTATTGAGTAATTTGTCGAAGATACCCATTCACCCGGGAGCGCGTTAACCCCTGCGACCATTGCGCGATAGAATAATAGCCCTAACGTCTTCTCCAATATCTCACGCTCTTTGACTTCAATAAACGCAGTAATGCCATTAGCATTCTCCGTTTTTGAGGGAATCAAATAAGGATTTACTGAAAAATCTGTCAGGGCTACAAACATATCACTCTTTGTTTCTAAAATACATTGCCGCAAAACTTGCCGACATAATACCCGTACCAGTCCAGCTTACCCGATAGAACCTGTAAGGGCTCCCGGTCAGCCTCCAATGATAAGACGTACTGGCGTCTGCTGCTGTAATGGTTGCAAGTGCAGTCTGGCTTTCGTTTACTACGATGGCCTTATAGTTTACACCGTCAAGGCTTCCGAGCAAAGAAATTGTACCTCCAACCGTTCCGCTAATCTTGTTAACGTTTACCTGAATTACGGTTGACTTTGTTTCGGTATCAATAACTTCCCGTGTGGTTACAAATGCGGTTGCTCCGTTTGTCACCGTATCCAACCTTAGATTTGTTCCAAGTGGCTGAAAGAAATCTTTCACTTGCGCGCTAACTGTCAGAGAGGCTACCAATCCGATCAGTAAAAAAATTTGCTTTTTCATGTTAAACGTTTAAAGCTGCGATAGCTGCGTTAATGTCAGAAACAAAAAGGAATCCGTCTGCGTCAACGTCACGAATACGGAGAGCCAGTTCTTCTTCTGCCAGAATTGTGTACTCGTTTTCGATAAACTGGTTAGCGATCAATCCCATAGTTATTGTCACATCCTCGCTTCGATAGATAAGACCTTTAGAGAAATCACCTAACAGCATGGTGTTTGCGGTAACCTCAGAAGATTCCACAACAGTAACTGAGTCGATTCTCATTCCGTCAGCAGAAACAAATGGAGGCAACAGGTAGTGACCGTCCAATCCTTTCGCCAATTTCAGGCGCAAAATATCGGCTGGGTTCATAACAACAACGTTCGGAGCATATTTGCTTTGCTTGCTGTTGGTGATTACTACCCGGCAATTTGCGATCAAGTCATAAAAATTTGCATCTTGCATTTGTCCGTTGTTAGGCAAATTAGCCACGTTAAGATTGGTAGATGCAGTCAAAACGCCTCGCAATTGCGGGGATACACCGCTACCCCTATACAATTGAGTGTCACGTTCCAATGCCAAGTTTTCACGGAGCAGGGTTTCAACTTCTGCGGCCATAAATCCAAGGTGACGGAATGACTGTTTAGTTACAGGGATGTGGTTAGCGATAACCTGGAAAGGTGTTTGGCGCTGAATAAAGGTCACAGCCGTTTCAGGCTTAACGGCCCCTTCCGCTACTGGTGCAGCGTTACGGGTTTTGGCCTGCTGGTCAATATATTGGACAACGCCATTAGATGCAGCGATTTCAGCAGCCGACATGGTGAACGTGTTAAAAAGGTTTTCAAAAACCAAACCCTTGTGAGGCAGTACGCCAATTCCGGCTTCACGGTAGCCCATTGTGTTGTTAGAAACTGCTGCTCTGGTTAGGAGAGCTTTGTTTACTTTAAACGACACGCGACCGCCTTGTTTTGATGCCATGCTCTGAATGGCATCAGCGTTTTTATTGATCAGTTCCATAACGCTTTCGCCTTTGCTTTCTGATCCTGAACTTGTCAGTTTTAGCAATTCCAAGCCTTGTTTTTCAACGGCTTGTGTCAATGCGTCAATCGTTTCTTTTGTCACGCTCATTTTTTCGAGTCGTTGCTCCATCTGTTCGGAGGTAATAAACCCTTTAGCGGCAGCGGCCACCGCATCTTTTACGGCCTTTCCAATAGCCTCGCCATTCTTTTCGGCAGCTTTATTCAAAAGGTCTTGGATGTCTTTTTCTTCCATTTTGTTAAATGTGTTTGATTGGTTGATAATATTTTAACTGCTCTTTTAAAGTGGAATAATCCGGCTTCTTTTTTTCAGTGGACAAGTCCGGCTGAAATATTTTCGACCCCATCGTAGGGGTTAACTCATTCGATCCTAAAAGCACCGCACTAACCTCGATTAGCTTTGCTTCACGCACTACCCAAAAATATCCTTTCTGCTCTGCCTGTGCTTTGTTACCTAAAAGTGGAAATACTTCTTGCCATGCTTTATACTCTTGGACATAGTTCTCATCATTAGCGGCCAGTTCGATTTTGACGTACTGCATGCTTACCGAATGCTGGTCTACCTGATCGTTCAAGTATTCGTCATAGACCTTTTCGTTTAGACGCTTTTCGATCTGGCTAACCATCATCAGGGCTTGGGTATCTCCGTTCTTCTCCCATCCTAATTGCCTCCACTTCATAGGCACTTCTGCAAATGAAGTCGGGCGACCTACCTTTGCGCCAATCTCAAACTTATGATCGTGAAGGTGTGGTATCTTGTTTGCTCTTTCTTGAATGGATTTGGCGAAGATTCCTGAAAGGTGGACATCGTCATGGCTATCCATCCAGTTGTAAGTATTGGCTACGATTGTACGTTTTAGAATGCCTTTAGCTTCATCATTTTCGTAGACATACTTAGCCTTGTCCAAGGGGTTAGCTTTATCAACAGACAAAACTGTATTAGCCACGTCTGTAAACTTCATCTTATTGGTTGATAGCCGAAATTCGGTTTCTCGAACCAATTGCTCGTATAATGATTTAGTTATCATTTCTTTACGATTTGATTTTGTTTGATAACCTTTTCCCGCTTTTCTTTCAGCTCTTTAATCTGTTTCGGTGTTAATTTTGGCTTTTCCATTTCATTCTTTTTTCGGCCCCTTCCTT